AATGTCGTTGTAGCAAATGAAACTTGGATTGAATTATTTCCATTATTTTTATAGATTAAAGTATCTCCAGTATTGAGATTATGACCTGGTAAATAAATTGAATTTTGTGGAATAATTACTTCTTTAATACCAAATCCAGGATTTGAGAAATAAGTAGTTCCAACTTCATTATCTGCTCTTAATACAATAGAAGATTCAGTTTTTATATACGGAGTTAATACATTCCCAGATTCTATTTGTGCCCCCCAAATGTAAAATGTAGACTCTGGTATTGTATATCCTTGTGGACCCCAACCACCAACAAAAAAGTCGTGAGGTCCAGCATTTGTGGTGCCAGATACTGAATATCTTTTCCAAGAACTAGTTAATACTAATTGCTGTGCAATAAAATTAGATCCATCTTCAACTATTAAATAAACAATTTCCCCACCAAATTGACCTTTCAAAAATACTGATATTGTGTAATCATCAGATGATAATGTTACAGGTCCATTTAGTATTCCAGAAATTTCTGTTGATGTTACTACACCTACTTGAACTTTTGCTGCAGATATTGTATTATTTGGAGCTGGATGATTGTAATAAGTTACAGTAACGGTAGATCCAGATCCAACAACATATGAAGACCAATTGGAGAAATCTACTGGATTAGAGTATGGTAGTACATTCTCACTTGGTATAGAAATAGCTTCTGCTGGATAAAAATAGAGTTCTTTATTTAATTTATAATTTGATATATCAGTAAGACCAATATTAACAAAAAACTTTCTTGGATATTCTTGGATAGTAATTCCTTGAGAATGTGCCACTCCAAGTGTGGAATCATATTCTCTTCTTACTTTTATTCTGGAGCTAGGTGTATCAACCTCTAAAACCTTAACCTTTTCTGTTCCAATTCCCAATACATCATTTACACTAAGATCTGGTATAGTCAATGTACCAATAACATTAATGTAAGTAACAATACCTGTTATTGAGGAATCTGGAATGTTTTGGGTTAGTGTTAATTGATTTGTTGTTATTCCAACTTTATAAATTCCATCAAACTGTGTATTTAAATTTGAAAGATTTTGAATTCTAATCAAATCTGATACTGATAAATTATGTGGTTCTGTAGCAAATCCAATAAATGTACCGTTATTATTATATGGAACAATTTCAACATTATCAATTACTGAAGAATTATATACAATATTTTGTACAGATCTTCCAGATATTTCTTTAATAGATGCATATGCTCCAGAACCACTAGAACCTTCATTGTTAAAGAAAATATTATCATTAATTGAGTAATTATCACCAAAATTAACGACCTTTAATTCATCAACAAATCCAGGAACCGTGGATGTGATTATTGGATAGTTTTGTATGAATTTATCTGGTTGTACAAATCCATCATAATAACTGTTGTTTAAAAATACTGAATATGGTGTAGTATTTCTCAACCATTTTGTTTGATTTATATCAATAAAGTCTTGATTTGATAATAAATCAAAATTAAATCTTATAGGATTTGATTTATAGTAATTTCCAATAAAATATGGGAAAACTGGTCTTAAAAATCCATTAAAGATTCCAGAAGAATCTTTTTGAGCATTAATAGTTGAAAAATATGCATAAACCCCGTTTGGAAATTCTGGTGTTTTACAATATCTTCCATTATAAATGTCTAAATCACCCTCACCCGAGAATTCATAATCTTCAACAAATAATCCAATTGGATATGATGATGGTCTGTCTGGTTTTGGTCTAAGTGAATAACCAGAAGTCATTCTTTTTACTAAACCACCTTCTCTATCACCGTAACCATAAGGTCCGTAAATTGGATTGCCATCGTAAGCCCATCCAATAATTGGAGAATGATATTTTAAAGTTAAATCATCATTTAATATATCATTTCTATAAATTACTGTTCCATCTTCACCTAAAGATGTAGATAAACTCTTTCTTCTTAACTCTCTTGGAATATATGGGTGGCAATATTGTAAACCATATCTTTCATTTTTTCCTAACGACAAAACACCATCATCAAATCTTATTTGATTGGTATCTATTAATCTTTCGACAAGATTAATTCTCCAGTTTTTTATTTGAGCTTCAAACTTTGCACCAGAACCAGGAGATACAACTCTAACAAAAGTGTTATTTTTATTATATCCAAATCCAGTATTAATTATTTTTACCTCTACGATTTTTCCATCTTTAATAACTGGAGTTAATATGCAACCAACACCATCACCGTCTATTATTAATTCTGGTGGACTATTATAATAGAAACCTCTATTATTAATAATTGCATCAATGACTTGTCCAGTATTGGAAACAATAGGAGTAATTAATGCAGAGTCACCATTTAATAATGTAACCAATGGTTGTCTATTATAGTTTATAATTTCTTCATCACCATAATGCTTACCTTTATTACTTAATGATATTGAATCAATATTTCCTCTAAAAATAGCCTGCACTTTGGCATCAAAATCCTGCCCAGAGAATGTCGTTATGCCAACAGGCGATTCTATACTAATTGTTATTGGTTTATATATCAACTTGTGGATTCCAGTACCTTTAGTACCTAAAGATATGAATCTATTTTTATTAAAGTAGAAATCTTCCGAAATAGAAGTTCCAATTCCAACTAAGGATAATTTTATATGATCATTATCTATAACTTTTACATAATAATCTGTAGTAGATGATAATCCAGAAATTAAACTTTGGGTAGAGTTGTAATTTACTATTTCTTTATCTTTATATCTGTGATTTTTTATTGTTATGGTATCTGAGTAAATATTTACATCAGATGGATTGAAAAATAGTGTTTTATTTTGATAATTCTCACCCGAAGAAATAACATCTATAGATGATATTTTTTTTCTTTTTTCAAATGAATCTATAGTGTGTAATCCGTCGCCATAAGAAGTAAATGATATAGTGTTTATACCACTAATAGAATCTTTTAAAGATGAGTATAAATTGATAGTGAATCTATCAATTACTCCAACGTAGTAAATTGAATCATTTGTTAATCCACCAATTGAGGTTTGAATTCCACACTTATATACTACCTGTTCAGTATCAAAAAATCTATGATCTGTAGTAAATCCTATTGTGCTATTTGATAAGTTTACTTGATCGTATTGATCTCCAGCATTAAATTTTACCGAATTTGTAATTGAAATTAGGTTTGCCTTTGCAGAAGCACCAAAACCATTTCCGCCTATTATTGTTATTTTTGGTTCACTTATATATCCATATCCACCATCAATGATATTAATCCTTTTAAGTGAACCTACAACATTACATACACCAGTAGCACCAGATCCAACAGCATCACTTATGTGTAAAATAGGTGGACTTATAACATCATAGTTTGAATCTCCAGAAGAAGTTACTTTTAAATCTTCTATTTCACCATAATAAACAAAATCATTAGATTTATAATTTAAAATTTCAACACCATTTTTTAAAATACCAGTTTGTCCAGATTCAGTTTCATATGAAATCCCTTCATCAACAGGATCTGATATTTTTCTTACTAATTTTTGAGATTTTGGACTTAAATTATAGAATCTGGATAACTGAATTTTATTATCACTTATAGTACCAAATAGAGAAATGAAGATATCATTATATAAATTAGATTTACTAGATGCTAATTTAATAGTACTTTCATTAACTTTTTTCACATAATATATTCCATCTTCAATGTTTAATTTATTTGTAGGACTTTGGGACTTATAAAAAATGGAATCTCCAGTATAAAATGGATGATCTCCTAAAACTAAATCTTCACCATTAAATTCTCCACTAAAAACTATTGAATAGTCTTTTAAGGATAATGGAACATTATAATAGTTTGGTAAAGATGCTGAAGTTACATAAACATCATTTTTATCAATATAAACATTTTGAACATCAGATGACAATACATTTAATTCTGGATAATTTATGCAGTTTACTTTTGATATATCTTTGGTAATTGTATATTTTAAAGATTTATCAACATCTACAGTTAAATTAATATCAATTGTATTTTTATCGCTAACTGAAATTACAAAAGCATCTAAAATTAATCCAGTATTGGATTTAATGATTGCTGGATCACCAACGGTAAAAATATTTTCATCTTTTGTTACTAATCTAAATCTAGCAGCACCGTTTATTTTATTGGTTAATTGTGTGATACTAACTACATCATATGTTGGAGTAATATTAAATATCCATTCATTATGTTTTGGTTTATTACCCAATCTACCTAAGGAAACTAATTGAATCTCATCATTTTCTCTATAATAATAAGTTTCTTCTGGATTATAATCTAAAGAAGAAATTACTCCAGTGACTTTAACTCTAACTTCATTTCCAAATCTATCAATAGCATATGCATAGTCTAAAGTTTCTGTTCTAGTTCCTCTAGGGATAAATGGAACATCAGCACAACCTAAAAATTGGGTTGAAGATTTATCCGAGTAAGATATTAAATATTCTAATCCATCAACTTTTACTGACAAGACACCAGAAGTTGGGAATCCCAATGTTGAATCAACATCAAGATAAGTTTGATTTTGTGTTACATCCGATACTATCGCAGTCTTTGGGTGGATTGTAAATTCAAATTCTTCGATATCTGGGTTGTAATCTAAACTAAGCTGATAATATTCTTTCGAATTTCTATATATTTTTTCTATCTTAGTTATAGTTCCAGATGCTTTAGTTATTGATTCTGTCTGATCTTGAAACAGAGTAAGATTCAATAAGTTTTCTGGATTTCCAAGATATTGCTCTACAACGAGATCTCTAGTAATTCTATAGTCCGCATCTGATGGTTGAATAATAAAATCTTTTGGTTTAACTACTTTAACTATTTGACCATAGAGTGCTTTAAATAATATTTCAAAAGAGGTTATGGCACCTTTTGACGAATAGAAATCTTTTACTTTAGAAATGAACAGCTTTTCATTTACATCTGGGAAGAAATCAATATTGTCAAATCCTGGAACATATTGAGATTTAAATTTTTTAAATAATTCGCGTAAAAAGAAATTTGATAAGTTATATACTGTTGAACCAGAAAAATGTGAATCTGAATTGCTAGTAGAAAAAATTAAAGTATCTTTGTCAACGTCTCTATATGAGGTAATACCACTAAATCCTCTAGAGCAATTTACAAAAGAAGTATTAGTTTTAGACTCATATGATATTATCTCATCATTTATTTGCAATAATCCATAATTATTTGGAAATCCATCTGTACTATCTACTAATATTACATCATCATTTTCTGTAATATTAGCACTTAGTTCCGAATAATATGTAATTTCTGCAAGATTATCAATCTTTACATATTGATCAATATTGTTAAGTAAGTCTAAAGGTGCCCCCTGAGACTCTGAAGATTTGTAGTATTCTGTTAATAACTGTTGAAATTCTGGATATGATTCTCTTAGAAACTCAGGTAGTTGTCCTTCTAAAAGATTTCTGATTTTTACACGGGAATTTAACATATGATTACTGCCTTACTAAATCTCCATTTAAATAACTTGATGATACTATGTATTGTGATCCTGATATATCTATACCAGAAGAAATAACGTCCGAAATCATATTGACGGAAGAGGATGTCACATCTAATTGTATGTAAAGGTCTTGCTTTCCAATAACATCATTTGACTTTGGTATTGCCGAAAATTGGACAATATTATCTCCGAAAGATTTTTTAACTGTATCAATAATGTTAATAGAATTTATTCTGATCTCTCCTTTTTTATAATCAATATTTCCAATAGACTTTCTTATAACAATAGGATTTGATTGCCCATCAAATCTGAATAAAAAGATATTACCAATTGATTCAGATTCATTTGCTGGTGGAGTGTCTGCAATATATACGGTTCCTGATATACCGCTTACTGTAAATCCAGAGGACTTTACATTATAACCTGCTTTATTTTTGATATGAAATTCATTACCAAAACATATCTCATACTCAGCAAAAGAACCTATCTGGATCTTCATATCTCTTCTCATTGCTATTCTAGTGATGTTCGATGTTATAGAATCGCTAGAATCATCAATTAGTTTTAAAAATTTACTGTATTTAAATCTAGATCCATACTTATTCAACTCACTAGATTTAGAATATTTAATTATATTAGATGTCACTAAAGATTTTACATCTTCACTATTCTGAACTAAATTTGTATTATAATAAACTCTTGCATCATATTCAATGTAAAGATATTTTAGATCAATAAATTCTGGGATTATACCTGCTACAGAATAGTTTCTTAATTGAACTTTTAAGTTATCTTTTACATTGTTTGGAACATATGAACCATTTTTTGGTTTAACAGTAATAAAAACCTTACCAAATTTTGGTGGATCTAATTCTTCTCCACCAAAAACAGAAACTGATTCTGTTTCTGGATAAATCTGAGGTATTAATGATTCATAGTCGGTAGCAGTCACCGCCCTATTTTGGGAAGCATATACTCTAGGGGCATACTTTTTAATTGAGGATACCGATTCAATACTAGAACCTCCTTGAGATGATTGATTTACTATTATTGCAGGTGGGTTTGCTGTAAGTATTGGAGAACCATTATTATCAAAAAGGCGTCCAGAAAATGTAAAATCTTCAATACCATTACCAAGTTCCCCACTGGTTATGATATATGATGAAATAATGTAATTATCATTTTCTAACTTACTACCAAATGTTCCGTCACCAAAGATAAGTTCGTATCTTTGGTCTTCAATTTCATTTAAAAAGAATACATTATCAGTGCTTTTTACAGTTGAGATATTATCTACAAACTTATATACTCTAGATATTGAACTATTTTTATCTTCTCTTACAACAACTCTTACGGTTGATGTGTCTATATTAGCATTATTTAAAACGAATTTTTGATTCTTATTAAAACTATCAACAGTAAAATTATTAACTGTATAGATGCCTTCGTAAATTTCTATATTTTCAAATAGGGCAAATCCATTAGTTACAGGAACTGTTATATCTGATGGAATTGAGAATACAAAACTTCTGTCACCAAAATTGATTGAGGTTGTGCAAACGATACCTTGCTTTAAAGTTAATGATACTGGATTACTCTCAAATTCAGTTACATCAATATAAAAAGATATAAGTGCTCTTGGTGCTGTTACAGACTTTGGTAAATATCCGATATTTCTAGCTAAAGATACTACGTTCTCTCGTAGTGTAGCACCGTCCAAGAATACCTCATTGGACAGCATGTTAGCATTATATGAGGAAATGTAAGTATTATATGCTAATACATCTATCAAAATTGACAGATTAGAACCTTCAAAGTCGTAATCTGTGAATGTTGAATTTGATCTTAAATAACTTTTTATAGATTCCTTTATTTGATCGAAATCTAATGATGCGAAATTTACTAGTGACATTTATCTAGTTGGCAGTAATGCGAATGATAATTGTTGTGGGAGGGCATCAATCCCAACTATAATATAGACAATTACCACATCAAATTTATTTTCATCATAATTTGGAGTAACCTCAACACTTTTTAATTCCACTCTTGGTTCATAGTTATTGATACTAATTTCAATTTGTGTTTTTATAGAATCTGCAACAAAATTATCTACGTTTTCAAATAATAACCTGTTTACTCCTGACCCAATTAAAGGATCAAAAAATCTTTCTCCATTTATAGTCAATACTAAATTTTGAACAGAGCGAGCTATTGCAGTTTCATTCTTTATATCAATAAGGTCTCTCGTTAAAGGATTTGTCTTTAACGAGAGACTAATATCTTTAAACCCAAGACTAACACGCTCTACAGGCATTTTTATTGTTTAATTATGATTTATTTATTAGGGTTTTTTTATATCCATTCTCTCAACGGAATTGGTTCTGTACCATAGTCCCAATCATCATAATCTTCATCATTTCTAATTCTTTCATGTACCTCATTTTGTACTTCAAAATTATGTTTTTTTGGTACTAGGTCATCTTCGGTAATCTCACGAAGCATTCTTCCATTGTGTGGACTTATTCCATGAGAAAAATGAGAACCTTCAATGGGTTTTGCTGGAACTTCTAAACTCTCAATAGAATTATAATCTGTTGAAAGTCTATCAGTTCCCCACATATTGTACATGTAATCTTTGTTTCGGTCTGGTTGTTTGTTCATTGTGCTTACTGATTTTAAAATAAAATCAGAACTTTTTACGGGGTTGCTATCCCGTGTTATCAATTAAAAAACCTTTTCGACGATAATCTTCGTCTCTAATATAGTTATAATTATCTACTTCTTTAATATCTTGGTCATTCCAAATAGGAATAGCAACATTATTCCCATATCTAAAGTCAGGATTTCTTCTAAAGTGAACTTCTATTAGTTTATTACCTATAAATTCACAGTTAATATATTCATAATTCCCCTTGAGACCATTTAAAATTGATGGAAATTCTATGAATCTATCAACCTTCTCCCATTTACTCCATTTGTATAATGGGTCTTTAGAATCTTTTGTGCCTAATACAACTAATTCTGGATACTTATTCTTGTAGTCTATACTAATATGTTCTCCTTCAAATACTTCACACCAAAACTCTGAAGGATGTATATGTTCTGTATATTGTTCTATCCATTCTATTCGAGCGAAACGCCCCATGCCTAGTAAATTAAAAGACGGGCGAATAATATAAAAGTCGGATTTAGGAACTGGAACCCCAACAGGTCCACAGTTATATCCTAACATCCGACTTAAAAAAAGTTTATTATAGACCCACAAATCAGAATCGTGGATATTCTTCCATTCTTCTTGTGAGTCTAAGAGATACATCGATTAATTTCCTTGTCCCCTGTACCTTTTACGAGCTTTATTGCGAGACGTAGCGGCGTACTTAGTATGTTTACCATCACCTTGTCGAGACTTTTTGGGTGTGGATTCAAGTACAAACTTATTGCCACTCAGAGATTTTTTAATAGCCATTAGTCAAGTTCCTCCATTGTTATATCTTCAGGATTAAAGTTATCATAAGATTCAAAGTATTTTAATGCAAGTTCGTGAAGGGCATCAGCAGCATCTTCATATGAAAGATTCGCTGCCAATACCTCACCTCTAAAAATTACATTAAACCTCTTCATCAGATAACGCGAGTCTTCTCGTGTCCAACACGAATTCGTGGGTCACACCATGTTTCAATGCCTGCCTCTTTTGCATCGAGACAGAACGACACATCCTCTCCACACATATCTTGTACTGCCCCAGATTCAAAGACTTGCATCTTAGGAGCGAACCAAGGATATTCAAGACGCTCAAATACACCTTTACGAATCATAACCCAACCAAATCCAGTGTAGTCAACTGTAAATGGTTTACGACGCTTCTGAATTGATTCAACGGTTTCATGATTCATGACTCCACCATTACGACGGAAATCATCTTCTTCTAACCAGTGAGCAACTGAGGTTGTGTGACCATCTTCGGTTGCATACCATCCAGCAACGATTTCTTTTTCGTCTCCTTCTGCGGGAACTGCAAGGTCACACAGTTGCCAGAACTTTTCTGAGTTAAACACAATGTCATTATCAATCCAGAGTTGATAATCATATTGTAGTTTACCATCCCAGGGAACTTGCTTCGGACCTCTGAGAACGTTTGCACCAAGAACTTTGCATCGTGCAAAGTTTACCATCGAAGAATAATCTTGAGAAATTTGAATTGCCATTCCGTTTTGTACAAGATCAAAACAAAGTTGTACAAATGCTTTTAGGAATGTATAAGAACATCCACGACCTGGGAGGCAAAAAACAATGCTCTTCCCCCTCATTCGTTCTTTAATTGCTTCATAGTCCCACTCCTCCTTTGGTCTTGTAGGGGCAGTGGCCTTTACTGTGAATCCTTTTGCCATAAGTTTAAAGTACCTTCAGATCAATTTTATCGTTTTATTTGGAAGTTGTCAATAAGACGCTTCCTCTTGCTTTGAATAAGAAGCTTCGAGTTCTTCATATTCATAAGAATCTTCTGTGAGTTCTTTCCATGTATCACTGAATTCTTCCTCAGATAAACATGGAGATACACACTGATTCTCTTTGTTATAAATGTGATAGATTTTGTCGTCCATCTCACCACCTTCTCATTACATCACTATATATCACCCCTTTGAGACCCCTCGAAAAATTTTTAAGGGCGTGTGATATGAGAATCCATAGAGACTCTCGGAGACACATTATAACATACTTTAGTTGCACACGGATACTTATGTGAGGATTCTCGGAGACCCTTGTGAGGGTTTTTATCGACCTTATGGGGCGAAATTTTTCTGTAAAATTTTTTCTTATGAACATGAAATCACTCACTCGTTTTGTCACCTCTGTAGGTTAGGGGAGTCATCAATTTTAGATAAGGGGGGGGTAGGGGGCACGGCCCGCCGTTATCACGATACCGTTATACCGTCAACTGTCTGTCACAGACTGTCACATTTACACTTACGCACGAATGTAGGGGTGCTAAGTATAAAGAACTCAGCACCCCATAAGTGTCACTTAGGGCAGGCACCCATTGTGATCTGTGAACCCAATGTGTAGGACATTGTTATACAAACCCACGTAGAGTTTGAATATACCAATGCCGAACTGTTCATCATCCTTTCCTGCCCTGGTGTTGATACCAAAGTAGAAAGAATCTTTGCCACCTTCGTTATACCATTGTGCAATGCGTTTGTAACACCAAAGGGTGACACCAACGATAACACCTAGCACGGTGGCGAGAGTATAAAGAACCTGCTGCACAGTGTCGTTAGAAAGAACTTCCTGACGCAGTTCGTTATACTTTTCAATCATCGGATTGTTGAGAAGAACGGTGGGGAACATGGTTCTAGGTGAGGTGGTTTGAGAAGGGGGGATTTCTCCCCCCGATTGTATCAGTAAGCGTCGTTGAATGCCCGATCCTTAATATAATCGAGGATTGCATCCCATCGGCGGAGATCTGCCGATTGTAGTTTGCCTTCCTGACACATGTAGCGATCAGATTCAATCAACGCATCACACATTAACTTAAGTTCGCGGGGCGAAACTTTCAGGTTGACGGTAACAGTATCGACGAAATCGACTTTAGGATTTTCGTCAATCTGCTGGCGGTCGGTGAAAGCGT